TCGTTGCCGCAAGCCAACCCCGTTACCGGCGTGATCAAGAACGTGCCGATCAACACCTATAAACTCATTACGAGGAAAGGTGCTGTCCCGGCAGTCAACCAAGTCTCTCTTACGGCCAGAATTACGACCGTGTTTGAGATTCCGGCTGGCACCGATACGTACGAGCCTGAAGAACTGAATGCCATGATCTCGGCGCACGCAGGTGCGCTGTGGAATCAGGCAGACGGTATCGCCACGACTCTACGTACGGGGGTAATCTGAACTGGGCGCAGTATGGGAATGCAATGGTGTTTGCGGCAGCGGCGACAATACTCTTCGCCCATGCCCCACCCGTCATTGTAGATCCCGTTGTTACTGCATTCTCCCAGATTCGGAAACCCAATGTTCCCAGTGTCGCGACTGTTCCCGACGACGAGTCCTTTGTGGACTTGACGACGAAGACTGTCAAGAGGTTGCTGAAATAGTTGTTAAATTTCAGCAGCTTTTGCTAGATCTGGAATACTAGGTCTAGCTCACTGGTTTGATAACGTTGTCATCATCAGGAGTTGTCCTGTGAGTAAACGCAACGGAACTTGTGGAGAACAACGACTTGAGTCGTTTTTCAACACATTGCTAGAAGAGCTATTAGCCGCTGGCCCTGCAACTCCGGGGGTCATGCGGCAAGTGCAGCGTGCTCGGAAACGAGCCCGTTTCTTTAACGACAAGCTTCAGGGTTTAGCTATAAGGAATTTCCTTCTGGCGAATGACAAGGTAAAAGAGATTGAAACTTTCTCTCCACCTAGTCGGAATCTTGACAAGGATGTACTAGCAAACGCTCGTTATTTCATTACTAATGCTTTAGAGCGTTATACCAGTACGTTCGACGAGTTGGCCATACAACAGCCTCTCGAGCTTTCATACCTTTATCAGAACTGGCGTTTTGGGCCTGGTTCCAGCAATGGAATCAAAGGAACCCATGCGGCAGATAAGATAGCTCAAGGTATGACGTGCACTGCTCTGTGTGAACCTTTTGTACATAAGCTGCGCCGTACTAACCCTTACTTCATCGCCTTCGATGGCATGAAAGGAGTTTCGGGGGTAGTGCAGATTAAAGGTTCCAAACTAGCAACGGTACCCAAAAACGAGGAGACTGAGCGTACAATAGCGATAGAGCCTTCCGGGAACATGTGCCTGCAGCTTGCTGCAGGCAAATATCTAGAAGAAACTCTGCGCTATATCGGCTTAGACATATCGACGCAGCAGCCTAAGAACAAGGCCATGGCGAAACGCGGATCGGTGCTCGGGGATGTAGCTACCCTCGACCTGAAAGCCGCTTCTGATATGATAAGTATCGATCTTGTACGTGCTCTTATGCCACCTGAGTGGTTCGACCTCCTGATGAAAATCAGGTCGCCGTTCATTCAAGTTCCTAACGGAACTAAGGAGGCATCTTGGGTTGAGCTCAATATGAT